CGTGCTGCTGATGACAACTCAATTGAACTTCGCCTTAGCGAAGAAGAGAGTGTCCGTGCTGCCGCAGAGGCTTCTCTTGCGGTTGTCGATGGTTCTATCGAGACCCGCCTTAGCACCGAGGAAAGTGTTCGTGCTTCTGCCGATGCTTCTCTTGCTGTTGTTGACGGCTCAATGGAAACCCGTCTCAGTGATGAAGAAAGTGTCCGTGCTGCTGCTGATGCATCCCTCGCCGTTGTTGATGGTTCCATGGAAACCCGTCTTAGCACCGAAGAAAGCAACCGTGCTGCTGCCGATGCTTCCCTCGCTGTCGTTGATGGTTCTATTGAGACTCGTCTTAGCGATGAAGAAAGTGTTCGTGCTTCTGCTGACGCTTCACTTACTACCAAGATCTCCGATGTTGAATCTGTTGAGGCTTCACTCCGTGCTGCCGCAGATGGTTCTCTTGAGACTCGTCTTAGTGAAGAAGAAAGCATCCGTGCTGCTGCTGAATCATCTCTCGCTGTTGTTGACGGTTCTCTTGAAACTCGTCTCAGCACCGAAGAATCAGCAAGAGTTTCCGGTGATGCGTCACTTACCACTAAGGTTTCTGATGTAGAATCTGTACTCGAAGCCGCTGATGCTTCACTTGAGACTAGACTTAGCGAAGAAGAAAGTGTTCGTGCTGCTGCCGAGGCTTCTCTTGCTCTTGTCGATGGTTCTCTTGAGACCCGTATCAGCACCGAAGAATCTGCTAGACTTTCTGGCGATGCTTCTGTCTTGGCTCAGATTGTTGCAGACTTTAAGCAGATTGATGTTGTTGCTGTGAACACCACTCTTGGTTCACACACCCACATTGTTGCTGGTGCCGACAACCTTACCATGACTCTACCTGCTGCGCCTGCTGCTGATGAAGTTTACTTCATTAAGAACTTCAATGGTGCAAATGCTCAGGTTACTATCGCTGGTAATGGTAACAATATTGATGGTCAGGCTAGCATCGTTCTCGATGTTCCTAACGCCGCTATCAAGGTTGTTTATGATGCCGCTGTAGATGCTTGGTTCGTCTTCTGATAAACTAAGGTTTTAAACCTTGGGGGCACTCTTTCGGGGGTGCCCCCTTTTTCTTTTATTAACTCTCAAACAAAACTGTGCTACTATTTATAGTGCTTATTGTGGAGAGCATAAAGAATGAATATAACTAAAAATATAAAGATTGGAATTACCTCAAAGAGTGATGAGAATTTATTTGGTAATGGGTTAAATCAAAATGTTTGGTTCCTTTACAGATTATTAAAGGGTGCAGGCTATGATGTGGATCTCGTAAGTGAATCTACAAAACATGCTGGCAAGAAATTGATTACACAAGATGTTCTTGCCCTTACACCAGAAAATGCAAAAGAGTACGATATAATAATGGAGTGTGCTTTTGCACTTGAAAACGGTGTGTCTAATTCTTTAATTGAATCAGGAGGTGTTAGAATAGGTGTTCAGTATGGAAACAGGCTTCTGATTGATTTAGAAAATATGTTATTTAAACCTGAAAGTGCTGGTATAGGTAAAAAAGAAATTCATGAAATCTGGTGTTCTCCTCACTTTGAATTTTCAATTCCAGCATTAGAGATATTAGAAAAAACAGAAATGCATGTTTGTCCGTATATCTGGTCTCCAGATGTTGTAACAAATACATATATAACACATAAAGCAGATCCGTTTTTTAAACCATCTACAAATATAAACAATATTTCATTTTTTGAACCAAATATTAATATTGTAAAATCTTGTCTAATACCTGTATTGATAACCGAAGATCTTTATAATAGAAAGCCAGAACTTATTGGAGATATTTATAATTTTGGATCTCTTAAACTTGGAAGCCACAAGACCTTTACTACAATGTTATCTAAATTGAATATCAAGAAAGATAAGAAAATCTCTTTTGAAGGTCGCTATAAACTTGTCTGGGCTCTCCACAAAGAATTTGCAGGAACGATCGTGAGCCATCATTGGATGAATGGTCTGAATTATTTGCAACTTGAGGCGATGTATTTTGGTACCCCGATCGTGCATAACTCTGAATTCTTCAAAGAGCATGGATATTATTATCCAGAGTGGGATGCGAAAGAAGGATCTCGACAATTAGAGATTGCGATAGAAACTCATAAAGATAATTTTCTACTTCACAGAGAAAGAGACAGAGAGAAACTTTGGGAATTCCATCCAGATAATCCAAAAAATATTCAAGGTTATGTAGATTTGGTAGAAAATGCTCTTGCAAAGCACTTGAGAAAATAAACAAATAAAAACTACTTACTACGAAAAAAGGGATTTTTAATGGCTTATAATGTTATAAAAGGAAATGTTGAATTTAGTGGTCCAAGTTTGGGAACTATTGAGGATATGGTTGATGATCATTCGGATCAAACCATAAGTGGAACAAAAACATTTACCCAAGTAATAACTGCATCATCTGGGCTGTCTGCTTCATTTTTCTATGGCGATGGCTCTAGCATATCTAATGTTGTAGCAGATGGACTAAATGTAACAAATCCCGGAAATAATCGCATCATAACCTCAACGACCACAACAGAACTTAATGCAGAAACAAATTTACGATTCAACGGAAACACTCTTTCTATTATTGGAGATATTTCTGCATCGCTAAATGTATCCTCTTCTGGGTTTTATGGTGATGGTAATAACTTAACAAACATTGGTCCCTCAAGTTTAAACTACGGAAATGGTTTAAGAGATCTCGCTGGGAATCTAGAATTAAATTTGGATACTTCTTCTGGACTTCAAGTTAATGTCGGCGGGCTAAGTATACACCCAAGCACTCTCGCAAATGCCGCTGCAATTAGCGACAGTGATACTTTGATTTTAGATCAGAGTGGTAACAAAAAAGCAACCGCTCTACAGGTTTATAATTATGTAGATGGAAAATTGACGATCCCAACACCAGCAGGTTCAAACGGTCAAATACAATTTTACGATGCTGGAGATTTTGGTGCAAGTAGTAAATTAAAAGTAAATTCAACAATCACTGCTTTCTCTACTTTGTTATCGAGAGTTCACTCTACTACCGTACAAACATCTAGTTATACTATTAGTGCAGGTGATGAGATTGTTCTAATGAACAATACAACTGTGGCGACTGCAAGTTTGCCAACGATCTCTAGTACCATACTTGGAATAACTTTTACAATTAAGAGCACGAATACGGGTGTTGTTCATATATCAGGAAGCAATCAAATTGATTTTGTTAATACAAAAGACTTAACTTCACAAGGCGAGTTTATGAAAATTGTAGCAGCGGATTTTGGTGGTTCTGGGTATGGTTGGTCTATTATATCCAAAAGCGGTTCTTTCTAGTGCTTTTACTATTTATTGTTACTAGTTAGATTGAAAAACTATTATTATAGGAGTTAGTATTAATGTCTTCATTATTAGAGCAAGCAATTGTAGATGCTAAAGCACTAAAGGAAGCCGCTATGAAAACAGCGGAAGCAACAATTATTGATAAGTATTCGGAAGAAGTTAAGTCTACACTTAATCGACTTCTTGAGCAAGATGAACTTGATCTTGGTGGTGAAGACGGCGGCTTAGATCTTGGTGCCGAGTTACCTGAACCCGGAGCGGAAGCAACTATGGAAGAAGAAGTGAAGGCAGATGAAATTGCCGAAGGTGTTCCTGATGCTTTTACTGAAGATGTTGCAGAACTTGGTGGAGTAAATGAAGACGAACTAAAAGAAGTAACTATTGATTTTGCAGAACTTGCAGAAACCCTAAAGCAACTTCGCGAAAGTGTTGATAATGAACTCGAAGAAGGAAACTTCTCTCCCGGTACAAGAGATGAAGAAACTCTTGAAGAAGCCGAAGAACAAGAAGAAGAAACAATGGAAGAAGAAGTAGATGTTGATGAGGAATCAATTGTAGAAATGATCACTTCTATTCTTTCAGAAGAAGAAGACGAAGAAAAAACTAAAGATTCAGAGGTCATGGAAGAAGCCGAAGAAGAAGGCGATCTTTATGAAGAAATCTCTGACAGTCTTCTTGATGCAATTATGGAAAAACTAACTGTAGACACAGGTGCATCGCTCTCTGGTTGGGCTGGTCGCTCTGATGACGATATGAAACACCAGATGGAACTTGAGATGGCACACCGCCGTAGCACCGAAGTTGCAGAAGAACTCGAAGCACTAAAGAAGGCTCAAGAAGAGTTAGTATTCGAGAACAAGAAATTAAAACAAAATCTTTCCAACTACCAAAGAGTAGTTGAATCTCTTAAAGAAAATGTGCAAGATGTAAATCTTTCTAACGCACGTCTTCTTTATACCAACCGCACGCTAAGAAATTCCTCCCTGAATGAGCGACAAAAAGAAAGAATTGTCGAAGCGATTTCTAAGGCTGGTTCGGTTGAGGAAGCGAAGACAATCCATGAGACCCTTCAAAGCACAGTGGCGTCTACTCCAAATCGTAGACCACAATCACTAAGCGAAGCAATCACCCGTCCAACTTCCATTATCCGTGCATCTCGCAAGGAAGAACCCAAAGTGGATCCCTTCAGTGCGAGAATGCGTAAACTAGCAGGTTTAGAATAACAAATTAAAAGGAGGTTTATTCATTATGTCTAGTATTGTTGAACGACTTACCGAAGGTGTAGTCAATCGTGATATGCGTGCTGAGTCCCACGCACTTCTTTCCAAGTGGAAGAAAACTGGTCTCCTAGAGGGTCTTGAGGGTGAGCGTCAGGCTAACTCCATGGCTCGTCTACTTGAAAACCAAGCAAAGGAACTTCTTCGTGAAGCAAACACCATGTCTGGTGGTGATGTTGAAGGTTTCGCTGCTGTTGCTTTCCCAATTGTTCGTCGCGTTTTTGCTGGTCTTATCGCCAACGATCTCGTCAGCGTTCAGCCCATGAGCCTTCCATCTGGTCTCATCTTCTTCCTCGACTTCACCTTCTCTGGTGATCTCGGTGGCACCGAAGATGCCCAGTCTCGCCGCTTTGGCAACCTTGCTGATAAGTCCATCTACGGTACCGATCAGGTTGGTTCACAGGTTACCGGTGGTGTTGATCTGGTTGATGCTGTTGGTGCTGACCTCTCTGGTCCCCGCACCGCAACTGCTCGTGGCTACGCCTACGCTAGCCCAACTGGCTCACTAGCGGTTGGTACTGCCGATCTATCCCACACAGTCATTAACCTTTCTGGTACCATGTCTGATGAAAACAAGAAGAAGATTCAGTACGATCCCGATCTTCTAGCATTGGCTTCTGACCCCCACTCTGTTAACGTCCTTGAGGTTAAGATTGCAGCATCTAAGGTTGCTGCCGAAACACAGCTTGATGTACAGAACTTCGCTGCTGTTGACTTCATTGGGTCTAACGGAATTTCCCAGTACACTGGTGTTAGCACTGACGCTTCTCAGGTTAGACGCCTACAGCGTCTAGATTCTGATGGCGGACTACTCCTATACTTCGTTGGTACTTCTGGTTCTAACGTTCAGGACACCGTAACTGAGTCAGACATTACCGGTACTATGCCTATTGTTGATCGCTTTGAAGCTGGTGGTGGACTTGGTTCACTTCAGGGTCAGGCTCCTTGGGGTCTCGAAGGCAACGCCGACATCCCCGAGATCGACATCAAGGTTGATTCCATTGCTGTCACCGCTCAGACCAAGAAGCTCAAGGCTAAGTGGACCCCCGAACTCGGTCAGGATCTCAACGCCTACCACAACCTCGATGCCGAGGTTGAGCTTACCAGCCTTCTCTCCGAGCAGATTGCTCTAGAGATTGACCGCGAGATCCTTGCTGACCTCGTTAACGGTGCTACTGCTGGTACCCGCTACTGGTCACGCGCTCCCGGTCTCTTCGTTGATTCCAACGGTAACGAGATTGGTGCTAGCGCTAAGGCTCCCGACTTCACTGGTACTGTCAGTGAGTGGTACGAGACCCTCGTTGAGACCATCAACGATGTCTCCGCTCAGATCCACCGTAAGACTCTACGTGGTGGTGCTAACTTTGTTGTCTGCGGACCTGAAGTTGCCAACATCCTTGAGTTCACCACTGGTTTCCGTGCAAGTGTCACTCACACCGACGAAAAGGGCTCCATTGGTGCTCTCAAGGTTGGTTCACTCAGCAAGAAGTTTGATGTCATTGTTGACCCTTACTTCCTTCGTAACGTCATTCTAGTTGGTCGTCGCGGTAGTTCTTTCCTTGAAAGCGGCTATGTTTACGCGCCTTACGTCCCACTACAGACTACTCCAACAATCTTCGGACCAGAAGACTTCGTACCACGCAAGGGTGTTATGACCCGCTATGCGAAGAAGATGGTTCGTCCAGATATGTACGGTCTAGTCGTCGTTCGTGGTCTACTTGGTGAATCAGGTGCTTGATAGTTAAACTATCTTAAAACCTAAGCCCCCTGCCCTGTGCAGGGGGTTTTTGTTTATGCTCTCACTATTTACTACGATTAGGAGGCTGAATGAATGCCCACAAACTTAGAACCCATTTCCCAAACAAGCGCAGTAATTTTATCTTCAACAGGTGATCCTTCGGCAGTTGCAGCCGCTGTTCCTTTTGGAGTTTATAATGATTCACAATACTTTTTAACTGGTGCAGCAAGACAAGTTGATTTTGTTTATAAAAGACTTGGCGGCGATGTAGTTGATATTGAACTTACAAATGCAAATGTTTATGCTGCTTATGAAGAAGCAGTATTAGAATATTCTTATATTCTTAACATGCACCAAGGAAAGAATATCTTACCTGATGCTCTTGGCAAAGCAACAGGAACCTTCGATCATAATGGTGATACTTTAGCAGGACCAGATGGAGTAAATCTTCAATATGCAAAAATTACTCTTTCATATGCAAATAAAGTTGGTGATGCGGTAGCAACTATGGCTGGCTTTGGTGGAACTACTCCAATTTATTCTGCATCTTTTACAACAGTCAAAAATCAACAAGACTATGACCTTCAGTCGATTATATCTTCTTCATCTGCTTCTGGTGTTGATGATACAGGCGGTGCTGTGCCATATGCTGGTAAAATTGGAGATTCCAGAGTCATAATCGATAAAGTTTTTTATCGCTCTCCAATTGCCATGTGGCGGTTCTATGGCTACTATGGTGGTATAGGTGTTGTTGGTAATTACTCTACTTACGGTCAGTATGCAGACGATTCTACTTTTGAGATCGTACCAACATGGCAAAATAAACTTCAAGCAATAATGTATGAAGATTCACTTTATACTAGAACTTCACATTATTCATATGAGATTATAGATAACAAATTGAGATTGTATCCCACTCCTCGCGGAGATGATAACTTTGCTGGTTATCTTGATCGCATTTGGTTCCGTTTTAGAATCGCAGATAATTCTTGGGGAGAAGATGGAGATACCAA